CGGTGCCGGCGAGCCGCCCGAGCCGGGCGGAAAGGCCGCGGCTGCCCTTGTCGTTCACCAGGAGAGGGAGCCAGCCACCGAGCACGAGGCTCCCTCCTACGACGGGTTACTCGTTGTCGAGCTCGATCTCGGTCCACGACCCCGCGGGCGTGTACAGAGGCGTCGTGCCCGTCGGCGAGGTGACCACGAGAGCGAGACCGCACAGCGGCGGCACGATGAGCTTGCCGCGGAGATCGCGGTTCATGCAGGCAACCGAGAGAATCGCCGTCGCCGCCGAGACCGACTCAGCGAGGCCGACCCACCCGCCCTTGGGCGCGGCGGCAAGCGTCTGCGCCGAGGCGATGACCGCGACGGACGGCGACTTCTGCGTGCCGTTGTTCGATGCCGAGGGGAGAATGTTCGCCGCGTTCGCGGCCGGCAGCGTCGTCGGCAGCGTGCCGGGCGCGACGATGGCGCCCAAGACGACGATGCCCGCGCCCGCCGTGCCTGACGCGAGCAGCGCGCCGATCGCGTCGAAGACGAGGCTCTTCGCCGAGTCAGTGTTGTAGATGAGCCACTGAGCCGCCGTCGTCGGAATCGCCTGCACGGGCGCGATGCCGGTGACACCCGACAGAATGCCGATGTGGAAGCGCCGGCCCGCGCGCGACATCTCGAGGCCTTCCTGCTCCACGTTGACGACGGCGAGTGAGCCCGCCTGCTTGGTGCCGCGCAGCGGGAACTGTCCCGACTGGTTGGGCATGAACCGGTTGAGAATGAATTCCGCGATCATCGTCCGCCTCTTTCTGAGTAGCCGCGCTCGAAAATCGAGCGGTATCGATCGTTGCCGATCTGGTTTGCCTGCATCTGCCGCCCCGTCTCTTCAACTTGAGCGAGATAGAGCCTCTCAGCCATCTGCAACTCGAGACGGCTCACGACCGGCATCGGATTCGCCGGCCCGACGTCGCCGTCGTCACGTCCGTACGTGCCTGTGACGATCTTCGAGCGGGGCAGCTTGTAGGCGTTGCCCATCGCGGGCACGTTCGAGTCGCCGCGCGCGACGTTGAGCGGCACCGCCTCGTCGCTGATGACGTCTCCGCCACCGACGACCGTCCCGTCCGCTGCGTTCGCCATTACGGGTTGCCCTCGGTGAACGTAAAGCTGGAGTCGGCGACCGGGCCGCCCGAGACGATGGACGTCGTGTTCAGGTTCAGGTCCGCGCCCGAGGTCCCGACCGTGCCCTGGCAGACGACCGTGCTCCCGTCGGCCTTGTAGATCCGGTAGAAGCTGGCGGTGCCCGTGGCGTTCGCGCTCGCATCGTTCGCGATGGCGTTCGCGGTGAGCACGCCGCCGCTCGCGGCGGCGGCGAAGGGTGATCCACAGACCAGCTCGGCGAGCAGGTTGTTCCCCGAGAGTGCCGCGTTCGCGCTGGCTGGCGGCGTCCCGTCGTAGATGCGCAGCAACGCGGCATTGCCAGCGTACGTCGTGATGGCGTCGAGCTTGGCGTTGCGGACTGCGGTGGCGAGGGAGACCGTCATGCCTTGATGGGTGAGGAGATAAGCAGGCCCTGTGGACAGCTCAGCCTGGCGCGGTGGGCTTCGGCTCTGGCAGGTCCGCGGCGACCGCGGCCTGCACCTCGGCATCGGCGGCGGCGACCTCAGCCTTCGCGTCGCGCAGCGCCTGCACCTTCTGGTCGGCGGTGAGGTTCGGGTGCCCGCTGATGTCGGCCTTGAACTGCGCGATGGTCTTCGCGAAGCCGGGCACCATCGCCAGCAGCTGCAGCACGTACGGCGCGAGAGCGACGATTGCGTTGAGAATCATCACGGGTGACCTCCATCGGGGTGAAGCAGCTGGGCCTCGACGCCCTCCCAGTAGCCGAGCTGGGCGATGAGGCTGCCGGCGATCTGCTCCGCCGCCCGGAGGTTCGCCTGCGCGGTGCCGCCGTCAGCCTGCACCGCGAGCTCCTCTGCAGCCTCGGCGTCTTCGTAGAGCACGCGGGCCGCGTGGAACGACGTCGCGAACCGCTGCTCGAACAGGAGCCAGCTCTGCCACATCGCCGGCGAGAGCTGCGGCTGCAGGCCCTTCATCACCACGCGCGTGGCAAGGAACGTCTTGTCGGCGCCGACGATGGTGTCCTTCGTGACGAGCAGCGGCTCGACGTGCGTGCAGCTCTGCAGGGAACCACCAAGCAGAGAGAGGCCGAGCGCCAGCACGAGCAGCTTCGGCGCCGCTGGCGGAACCTCCGGCGTTGGCGCGGTCTTCGACTGCTCCGCCGCGTTCTTGAGCCCAAGGAACGTGAACGCCGCCAGCGCCGCGACCTTGAGCGAGGTGAGCATCGCCGGCCCAATGGCCTGGTGCTGAGCGAGCGCGCCGAACAGCCCTGTCGCCGCGGAGAGCACCGCCGGCAGCATGAATGCGACCAGGGGCTGGTTCAGGAACCCGTCGATGGCCGGGCCGACCTTCGGGATGCTCTTGTCGTACTTCATCAGCGCCCATACGACGAGCGAGAGCGCCGGGCCCGCGGCCAGCCAGCCGTTGCCGTTGTGAACGGCGTCGAAGATCTGCGCGAGCAGCTGCGTGGGGTCCACCGCCGCCGGCGGCACGCCTGGCGACTGGGCGAACGCCACTGCCGGCAGGAACAGCAGCAGCGCCAGCTTCAGCGCGGCGAGCAGCATCAGGGCCGACAGCACGAACGATGCGCGGGTGAGGTCGATTCGTCGCATGGGCAACAGCCTCCCCCCGCCTGTGGACAGCCTCAGCGCTCGATGCCGTCGAGGCGGTCCAGAAAGATATTTCTTCTTGCCACGACGTACTTGCAGTCACCGCGGTACAGCACGCGGTCGTGCTCGCGCACGATGCAGCCCTTCGCCTTGGCGACGGCCAGGTCGGTGATGGCGTGCGTCGCTCCGTCAGCGGAGAGCACGTGCCCCTGCCACCAGGTGGGGAGCGGCGCCGGCGCCCCGCCGACGGGGTCGACGCTGCCGGCCCAGAACACGACGTGCTCGACGTCCGTCGGGCCGGTCAGCCCATAGAAGACGCAGTCGCCGGGAAGCACGATCTCGCCGGGCCCGAGCGGTCGCATGTCGTCATGGTACTTCTGTGCGTTGTGGGTGCCGCGGAGGTCCGGGCCACCCGCTGCCTTGATGCCGCCGCCGACGTAGCCTGAGCAGTCCCAGACCAGGAGCCCGAGCTCGTGGGGCACCAGGTGCCGCAGCTCGCGGTCGAAGCGGAGATCGCCGCGGTAGCCCATCAGGACCGGCGCGCCGAGCTGCGTGCGGGCCCATGCCAGTGCGACGTCGCGAGCGCTCATCAGAGACCTCCATCATGGGTAACTGGGCGCTCGAGCCGGTCCTGGCGCTGACCGGTGAGCACCGCCTTGTAGAGAGCGCGAATGTCCGTCTGGACCTCGCTGATTGAATCGCTCTGGTGCGCCTGCTCCTTGCGCACGATCTCGAGCACGGCATGGTCAGCCTCGACCGTCTTCTTGAGCTCACCGACCTCGGTCTTCGCGGCCGCGGTGCCGGCGTCTTTCGCGCGGTCCTCGAGCTTGTCGTACGCGAACGCCACCCCGGCCAGGGTCACGGCCGAGAGCACGCCGGCGCCGACCCACGCTGCGATCTTCGCCTTCACCGCCTCGGCGAGGGTCTCCTGTTTGGCCTCGGCGACCTTCCGCTCGACATACGGCGGCGTCGCGAGCCCATGCGCCGGCGTGCGCGCGTCCAGCATGTCGACGACGCCGTGGTCGGCGAGCGAGACGCTCTTGGGGGTTGGGCGTTCAGCCACGGGTCGCTCCGTCGAAGATGGCGCGCGCATGCTGCTGGGCGGAGTCGATCTCGGCGTCCGGCAGCTTCAGCAGGCGGGCCGTCACGCCCCAGAGGTGGATCTGCGCGTAGTGGTTCGCCCGCAGCAGCGACTCGAGGTCGCCCACCTTGCCCCGCAGGGCGGCGAGCTCGCGCCCCAGTGCGGTCATCTGCTGGTTGACCTGGTCGAGGTCGTTTCGCTGCTTCAGCTCTGCCGCTGCGATGCGCGACTCGAGGCCGTTGACGCGGAGCTTCAGCTCCTCGAGCTCACCACGCAGCTCCATCGCCTGTGCTGGGGTCAGCTCGCTGGCCACGCGCAAAGAATGCGCGAGGGCGTGGACAGGGCTCAGAGCGTCTCGTCGGGGTCTTCGCCGTACACGACGGTGCACTCGACCTGTTCGCAGTTCGAGCCGGTCGCCTGGGAGGCAGGGAAAACGTTGCCCGTGCCGAAAAAGCGCGGACCGCTGATGCCGTCGTTGCGCAGGCAGTCCGTGCCGCCATCGAGCGGCGCGCGCACGCACGGCCTCGTGTACGTCGGGGCGCTGCTGCGGTTGGCGACGAGCCCCACGACCCCGGCGGTGGCGAGTGCTGCTGCTGCGATCGCTGCGCGTGTTCCGTTCATGGGTTCTTCGCCTGAACGAGCTGGGCAAACTCAAGTTGCCCGGCCGGTGAGTAGTGGACCAGATCGTAGCTGTACGCCGAGAGCAAGACAGCCGGGTCGCCACCTTGGCCGCCCATCGGAGACGGGTCGACATAGGCGACCCCATGCGTGCCCGCCCACGCCGAAATCAGCGAGTTGTACGAATCCGTTTGAGTCTGCCGGCCTGATGTCCAGTTGGGGGAGTTTTTCCACGGCGAGATCCCCGTGACGATCACCTGCTCGCCGTCCGCGAGCGCCGCCGTCAGCGCCGTCTCGACCTGTGCGGCCGTCGCCGCTCCCGTGGCGTCTGCCACCATGTCATTGACTGCGCAGCTCCAGATCAAAGTCGAGAACCCGCGCCCCTGAATTCTCGCCGTCCAGTGGTTGTAGCAGTCGAGGGCGCGGTCGCCGTTCTCGCCGGTGTCGGAAACGATCTTGCCCTGAGAGCCGATCAGCTGAGAGAGCTCGACGGCGGGCGAAGTCGTGACCTGCGGGTACCCGTAGACGATCGAGTCTCCGTCCCAGGCGACCCTCGTGCCCGGCAGCGCGCCGCCGGCGCATAAGGTCGGGTCGGCGCAGACCATCTTGAGTACACCGCCAAGCGGCGGCGCCGCGGTCGACCAGCTGCCGAGCACGACGACGCTTGACGACGCGAGGTCGAAACCTTTGACCGCGGTCGTGTAGAACGCGGTGAGCTTGCCGTAGAAGTTGCCGCTCGCGCCCGACGTGGCGCACCACACTCGGTCAACGGTGCTCTGAACGCCGCCGAGGCCGAGCGCGTCGAACGTGTACGTCGGAATGTCGGAAGCCTGCCTGAAGCAACCTACGCTGCCGGTCGCGTCGTACTCGATCCCGATGGAGGCCGCGTCGCTCGGCGACGATGTCGGCGACAGCCCCACGACTCCGTCGTTCGCCGCGTGCCCTGCGTTGGGCGCGATGAAGCTGGCGGCGATCGTAGCTCTCCCGCTGATCGCGACCTTCGTGGTCGCGTACGGCGGAGGCTCCGCGTTGCGCGTCACCGCGGCGCTCGTCGTGGCGATGTAGCTCGAAGCGCGGGCGCCCTGCTCGAGCTGTGCGCCCCACACGAAAACATCCTGCGCGCCTCGGTTGACCCCGCCGACGATGGCGAGGCCGCTGAAGTTTCCGATGCCGATGGCCCCCATCGGCGCGCCGAAGGCTCCTTGATTCTCGTTGAGGCAGAGGGTCCAGCCCGTCGAAACATAGGAACAGGCTACGGCGTGCCAACCTCCGTTTCCGTACTGAGCGAGGTCGACTGTTCCCGACGTCCCATTACCGCGCAGAAAGATCTGACCCGAGCCTGGGTTCACTGACGACGTCGAATTGTAAACGAAGCTGTACTGACCCCCTGCGACCGTAGTCGCCGGAACCTGCACGCGCTCCGCGGTCGTCGTCCCGTCGGGCGCGACGGCCTGATCGGCGGTCACGGTCGGCGCCGCAACGCCCGAGTTCGCAGGCGACCATGCGGCGTTGTCAATCTGCTGAGAACGAATCGCGACGTTCGTGGCCGCAGGCTCGACGAGTATTCCGAGGACGGTCGTCCCGTCGGCCCCGGGCATCACGCGGAGCTGGTTCGTCGAGAGCGTCACCAGATCGCCGTTCGCGATGAGCTGCGGCGAGCTCCCGGCGGTCTTGAGACACGTCGCCGAGCCGGTGCGACCGCCCCAGGTGAGCGCCTCGCCCTTCGAGCCCGTGGGCGTCACACCCGCGCACGCCGCGCTCATGCCCGCACCGCTCGTCGGTGCGAATTCGAAGACTGGAGAACCGAACAGGGCCGGGTTCGTGAAGATCGGCCCCTCGAGCGAGGCCTGCGCCAGCACGAGCGCGCCGAGGAGCTTCAGCATCTTCAGGTTCCCGGCGCGATGAGGTTCAGCGAGACGTCGCCCGTCATGCCGTCGCTGCGGCAGGAGATCGGCCCGTCGAGGAAGCTCATCCTCAGCACCAGGTTGTTGGGGTTCCACTGACCCCCCGAGGCGCACCCCGCGTCGCCGACACAGAGGTAGACGCCCTCGTCTTTGAACGCCGTGTAGTAGTCGCCGGCCGAGAGCGTGGCATTGACGCCTCCGTCGCAGTTGGTCAGGTCGACGTGGTACGTCGCGGTGGGCGCGAGGCGTGGCCCGACGGCGAGCACCGCGCCGGCGGTGAGTCCGACCAGGAGGGCAGCAAGCGTGGGGAGAGCTCGTTTCATGCCGAGCAGCCTCCGCCCGAGCGTGGACAACGCTACAAGTTCGACCAGGTCTCGAGGTCGTAGAAGTCGATCTTCGTCGTGTTGGTGCCACCCGCGTCGGACGAGCCGAAGACGACGTGCGGGGAGAGCTGGACGTTGTTCGTGGGCATGTTGCCGGTCTTGGTGACCTGAATGGCGGCCGCGCTGTCGAGCCGCTCGACGTACGCCACGAAACCTGTCCCGCCGTCAGGCAACGCCGCGTGCGGGGGCATCTCGATCCACACGTCGTAGAGCGTCGAGTTCGTGCGGCACGGGAAGCTCGCGCTCGTCGTCGAGCAGCTCGTCGTCGTCCCATCGTTCGAGCAGACCTGAAGGTTCGTGTCGCCTGAGTCGCACCCCACGTAGGCAGTGTTCAGCTGCTGCCCTGGTCTCGACCCGTTGGGGAACGCACCGGCGGTCGCGGCCACGCCCGCGAAAGTCATGTCGCCCGTCTGGTGCGTGTTGCCGGCGAAGCGCGTATGGAAGATGAAGCCGCCGATGCCCGCCGAATTGCCGACCCATTCGCCATCGTCGAGGTTGCCGCGGTGGACGCCGACCCAGTTCTGACTCGTCGTCGTGCCGAAGTTCACGTGCCGCAGCCGCGTCGCCAGGCTCGTCGCCGCCCAGCCGCCGCCCGACGTGGCAGAGCCCTCAGTCGCAAGGATGGTGGTCGGGCAGCCGATGGCGACGTCGACCGACGTCGAGTTCCATTGCGCGCAGTAGTTCTGGCAGAAGTACCAGTTCGAAGAGCTGCCGACGAAGGACATGCCCCCGGTCCGGTAGAAGCCGACCGGCATCGGCACACCCATGAAGAAGTCGATGCGCATCGGCGTTCCCGTCTGCAGCCCGTTCAAATCGAACGCGAGCGAGTTTGACGCGCCAGGCGCAGCCGGGACCGCCTCGGGCGCGTAGAGCTCGTGGGTCCCGTCGCTGGTGACGTTGGAAACACCGCCAAGCACGCCGCCGTTGTTGTACTGCACCTGAGGGCTCGAGCCGCCGGCGAGCGCCGAGGTGCACGAGTAGGCGCTTCCGTTCGACGTCAGCGCCTGGCCGGCCGAGCACGTCAGCGTTCCGGCGCCGGTGCCGCCGTGCGACTCGCCGAGCGTTCCGCTCACGCAGGACGAGAGCGAGATGGGGCACGTCGCGCCGCCTCCAGTGCTCCACGGAAAGTAGGAGCCCGCGTCGACGTAGCCGCCATCGCCGCAGCACGAAAGCACGAGCATCATCACGTTGAGCATGGGCGGCAGGCTCCCGCTGCTCGTGGACAGCGCTCAGGTGTATGGGAACGTTGGGAAGCGCAGGTAGCCGAAGTCGACCCAGCCGTCACTTCCGGCGCGCAGGCAGACGTCGCCGCACTGCTGGACCTGGAGCCAGCCCGGTCCCTGGTCCGTCATCACGACGAAGTCCTGCGTGACGAGGGGTCGGAAGGATGCCGGAAGCGTGAAGATGGGCACGTCGCCAATGGCGCCGCTCTTCACGCGGCCGACAATCTCGATGTAGCCGGTCACGTCGCGGCGGAAGCCCGGGACGTTGTAATAGCAGTCGGGCGCGTCGTCCTGGCTCGCGTCCTGCCAGCCGTTTGCGAAGTTCGGGATCGCCTCGCCTGAGTCGCAGATGGCCCCGCCGCCGACGTTTACGACGTACCAGCTCGTGCCGATGTAATCGAAGCGGAGCTCGTCGATGTAGAAGGTCTGCCCGTGGTGAGCGCCGGCGTGGTCGGTGAAGACACGGATGTAGACGCTCCGGGTGCTGCTGAAACCGAACTTGCCCGCGGAGCTGACGAAGGACCAGATCCCTGGGTTCGAGTCCGACGCGACCGAGAAGAGCCCGTTCTCGCCGTGGTACACGCCCGCGTAGTCGACGCCCTTCCAGGCAATCCAGAGGTTGTCGCCGCCCGACACGTTGGCGCCGTCGGTCTTCACCATCGCGCGGAAGCGGTACTGCCCGGAGAGCCGCGTTCCGCTCGCGCTCTCGTTGGTGATCGGAAGCTGAGCGCTCAGCAGCTCGGGGTTCGTGCTCCCGTTGCTGATGATCTTCATGTAGCGGCCGCCGCTGATGCCGTTGCCGTCCTCCATCACGGCGAAATCGACGCCGAGTGTGCCAACGTTCGGCGTCCACCAGTCCGGGAAGCCCGACGTGTCCTGGCGCGTCTCGAAGCCGCCGTTGAGCGGGTAGCTACCGAGCGCGATGCCGTCGGTGATGTGATTCGCGAACGCGCGCCCGGCGAGGAAGCCCTGCTCGATGCTCGGCTGCATGCGAACGAGCCGGTCCGCGTTTCGGTACCGCGGCACGACGCGGTGGTAGTACTGCTTGCCCGCGATGAGGTGAGCCGGCGTGAAGTGCCGGTCCCTGGTGATCGCCGCGAGCGTGCTCGAGCTCAGCGTGGTGCCTGACGACGGGTAGACGTGGTGCTCGTACTCCTCCGGCAGCTGGTTCTTGTCGAACGTCTGGGTGAGCAGCAGATGCTGACCGCCGACGACGCTCGAGTTCGACAGCGCTGGCGTCTTGGCCCCGTTGTACTGCACCTGCTGGTGCGGCCTGAACTTCGGCGGCACCTTCGGATTCACGCGCTTGTCGAGGTGAGAGCGCGTGCCGATGGTCGGAAGCCCGCGCGTCTGCAGCGTCGTCTTCAGCCCCTTTCCGCCCTGGCTGGTGTGCTGGAACTGCACCACCGCGAGCGACTGGTCCGCATCGAACTGCAGGTCATTGGCGGAGAACGTGTAGTAGTCGTTCAGCTCGACCCACGGGAAACCGCGGCACAGCGGGACGTCGAGCTCGGCGGTCGGCTCCTTGAGGTCGGAGAGCGCCGCGTTCGCGAGCGTGTTCGCCTCCGTCGACGAGTTGATCTGCGAGGTCTGGTCCTCCTGGATCTCCATCCACAGCTCGCCGTACTTCGTGATGGAGCTCGAGTCGCTGACCTCGACCACCTTGCGCTTCGGCGTGCCGTCCGGCCAGAGATCCGACGCGTCGCCATACCAGACGCGGATCGAATTGCGGATGGTCGCGATGTCGACCTTGAGCTGGGTCGGCGTCTCGTAGTCGCTCGGGCCGAAGGTGAAGTCCACCGAGGGGCTGGTGCGGGTCGGCTGGTAGAACGTGAGCTCGAACTGCGACGTCCCGGAACGCCACTTGTACCGGACGTCCCAGCCGATCTGCTGGGCCAGGGCGCGCAGCGCGTCGAGGGTGAATTCGCGCTGCTGAATGTACTCGGTGATGGCCCAGCTCGGGCTCGTCGGCGTGTACAGCGTCACCGAGGGGTCGCTCGCCGCCTTGTTGTCGTCGAGCAGGTTCTGCATGATCCCCTCGACGGCCTGGCCCACGCCGGGGATCGGCGCCCCGACATAGTCCCACTTCGCTGTGCCGTCGACCTGTGCAGATCCGGTGGTCCAGACAGGCTCCGTTGTGCCGCTGGTGCCTGCCTGGCTGCACTTCAGAAACTTGTCCAGCCCCGGATCTGAGTCGCCTCGGCTCGCCGGCAGCAGGTATTCGTTCAACGCGTAGACCTGGTTCGCCTCCCACACGCGCAGCGCGACGGGGTTCCCGCCGGTCGCCGCGAGCGAATAGACGCGCTCGTATTTGATGTACTGCTGGGCGAGGCGGCCGCCGAGATCGCGCCCAGCGAGCTCCACCGTCTCGCTCTTGCCCGGGTCGAGCGTGTCGATGCGTCCGTGGAAGACCTCGAACCAGTCGCCCGAGCTCGGCTTCATGTCCATCGGGACGATGGCGACTTCAATCTTCAGCTCGCGGTTCACCGCTAGCAGGGCCGCGTAGCTGGCCGCCGGGTTGAAGCCGCGGTTCAGCGCCGACGCGGTGACGTATGGCGACAGGCTGAGCAGGTAGAGCTCGCGGTACAGCTCGACGGTGAACGTCGCGTGCGGCTGGTCGATCTGCTCCGTCCATGTGACGCTCTTCACCGCGTTGAAACCGGGGTATGTCGTCAGGTCGCGCCAGGTGCCGCCGGAGTCCTTCGTCTGCACGCGCACCCATTCGGCCTGGTTGCCGTTGTCGAGCACTCCCTGCTGCGCCGCGGTGATGGTCCGCACGTCAGCGCTCCTGCAGGTCGACCTGCAGCTGTTGCACGGCCTTCGAGGCTCCGCCGGCGACGCCCGTGGGGTTGCCGCGCAGCACCTTCGCCACAGCGCACTTGCCGATCATGGTCCGGGTCGCCGCTTCGGGGACCAGGTCGCCTGAGCAGGTCAGATACGGCAGAGACGAGAATGGGACGATGTTCGCGAGCTGGTACGCGTAGATGAGGGCCGGCCAGGTGTCCAAGGCCTTGAAGGGCAGGGCGACGGCGTCGTCGAAGTCCATCTCGGAGCCGGTGGTGTTGATGAGGCGGAAGCCGTTCAGGTTCGTCTGGAACCACGTCGTCGACAGCCCGTCGTTTCGCACGCCGTCCTTCCACTTCGCCCCGTCGCTGCGGAGCACGTAGTGGTGCCAGTTGCCGCTCTCGTACTTCCACACGAGAAACGTCCATGCGCCGAGCACGCTGCTCGAGTTGAGGAACGCGCTCGAATACGTGAGGACGCCGGTCGTCGCCGGCACGATGGCGTAACCGGCTCCGAACATCGGCGGGATCGAGCTGTCGATGGTGCAGCCGGTGTTGACGGTCGGCCCGTAGCCCTTCGAGCTGTAGAAGCTCGTGTCGAAGCTCCAACAGTGCCCCTCGCCGACGACGAGGGACTCCCACGCGTACGCGTCGGAGCTGCTCAGCGGAATGCTCAGCAGGCTCAGGTCGTGCTTCCGCGACTGGCGTGTCGCCCGCATCGTGCCGTCGTTCGCCGGGCTGATTTCGCCGATGTCGCGGCGGTCGCCCTTCGGGTCTTGGACCGTCGCGGCGATGGCCGAGAGGTCGACGCCCATGATGGCGAGCCAGCCCACTCAGCCGCCCCCGTTGTTGAAGGAGTGCTTTTTGTGCACCTTCACCAGCTCGTTGTAGAGGTCGGTGACGCTGTTCGCGACGACCTGCAGCTTGTCGATGCTGATGCTCGCGCGGCTGAAGCTGCCGAGGGGCGACCCTGAGCCACCGCCCCGGGGCTCGATGGCCTGGTAGGTGCGCAGCCCGAGCTTGAAGCCGTCGGGCACGTCCGAGAGCTGCTGGCCGAACTTCGAGAGCGCGGTCGAGGTCTTGTTCGCCTGTTCACCGAGCGTGTTGAGGCCGTCAGCGGCCTGCTGGTTGAAGTCGTTGATGGCGCCCCACGGGTCCTTCTGCATGTCCGAGACGAACTGACTGAGCTGAACCTGGTCCGCGACGAGCTGGTTCGTCGCGTCCGTGACTCCGCCCTCGTTGTTGTGGCCCGTCAGTTTGTCGACCCAGTCGACGAGCAGATTGAATCCGAGCGCGACGTAGTCGGCCCCGACCTTCAGGGCCATGAACACCAGCACCAGCGGCTCGAGCGTGACGCCCAGGACTTTGAACAGCGGGTCGAGAATCCCGCCGATGATCTGGATCAGCGGCCCGAGCGTTGAGCCGATGACCTGCAGCGAGACGCCGAGGGCCGTCAGGAGCGGGGCGATGCCCTTCAGAATGGTTCCGATGAGCTGAAGGATGGGGCCCAGCACGCTGTGCACCGCTGACGCGATGCTCTCGATGGCCCCCATCACCGGCTGCAGCGCCGAGATGATGCTGTTGAGGCCCTTCGACATGTCCTGCAGGGCTTTCATCAGCGCGCCCTGGGCGATGTTCTGAATCGTCTTCCACCCGTCCATCATCGAGAGCAGGTCCATCACCAGCGCGGCGAGCGCGCCCCAAATGCCGCCCTGCTGGAAGCCCTTGATCGCGTCGTCGATGGTCTTCCCGAGATCGCCCAGCTTCGAGGTGAAGCTGCTCGCGAGCACCTTGAGGCCGTCGACGAACGTGCTGCCGGCGCTCTTCATCTGCTCAAACGCGGTGGCCGCGATGTTCGCCTTGTCCGCCGCGAACTGCGCCTGCTGGGCGAACTCCTGCGCTCCCTCGGCGGCCTCGACGTCGCCTTTCGCGGTTGCGATCTTCGCCTGCTCCTCCCACTGCGCCTTCTCGCGGACCGCTGCGGCGTACTTCGTGATGGCGTCGTTGAAGTCCTGAAAGCCCTGGGTCTGCTGTCCCCAGATGGAGCCCTGACCTGAGCCGATGTTGTTGAAGTTCTGCGTCCGCTGTCCGACGTCGAAGTCGAGCTTGTTCGACGCGAGCTTCTCTTCGAAGTTGAGCTGGATCTTCAGGTTGCCGATCTTGAGCTTCTCGAGGGCGGCGGCCGCGTCGAGGATCTTCTGCCGCATCACGGTGGCCTGGTCGCCCACGTTCGCGAGGTCCTTCGCCAGGTCGCCCTTGTCGAGCCGGTACTGAATCTCGGCGAGCGGGTCCTTCCCGCCGCTGGCGAGCTCGGCAGCCTGTTTGCCGTAGTCGTCGAGGACCTTCTGCAGCGCCTCCATGCCCTTCTTGAAGAGCTCCGGCGCCTTCTCGAGACGCTGGAAGTTCGCCAGAATGCTGTCGGCGCTCGTCTTCACCGCGCTGCTCGACTTCTGGGTCGCGAGCTGCACGCCGTTCGCACCATCACCCCAGACCGTCTGGAGCCGCTGCGCGGCCTTCGCGCCGGCGTCGCCGATGTCCCCCATGACGTCGCGGTTGAAGGTCAGCGCCTCGCCGATGGCCTGGCTCCACTTGCCCTCGAGGGCGTCGGCCACGATGGATGCAGCGCGGCCGATGGCGGTGCCGGCGGCCTCGAAGGCCGCGGCGACGATGACGCCGGCCGACACCAGCACCCTCAGGGCGCCGGCAAGCACGGTGCTCGCCTCTTTCAGCGCGTCTGCGCCGTCCTTGCTGCCGAGCAGCTCCTTCGTGAGCTCGGTGAGTGCGGGCGCGAGCTGCCCGGCGGTCTGCGCTGCGACGGCCTGGCCGGCGGCGCGGAGGCGCTTCAGGTTGTCCTCGAACTCGGTCGCTGCGGCCGATGTCTTGCCGCTGATGGTGATGCCCAGCCGGTCGGCTTCGGCTTCGAGCTCGCTCAGGCCGTCGCGACCCTCGTTCAGGAACGGAATCAGCTGCGCTCCCGACTTGCCGAAGACCTCCATTGCGAGCGCCGTCTTCGAGGCGCCGTCCTGCATGCCGGAGAATTTGTCGGCCAGGTCGCCGAGCACGTCTTCGACGCCGCGCACGCCGCCGCTGGAGTCCTTCACCGCGATGCCGAGGGCCTGAAAGAGCGCCGTCTGCTTCACCGCCCCGGCGCCGGCGGCGCCGAGGTTCTTGTCGAGCTTCTCGAGGCTCTTCGCGAAGTCCTCCGCCGAGACGTTCGAGAGGTTGGCCGCGTAGCTGAGCCGGCTGAACGTCTCGACCGGCACGCCGGCGGCCTGAGCGAGCTTGCCGGCCTGCTCGGCCGCTTCCGCGCCCTTCTGCACGAACTCGGCGAGGCCCTCGACGAGCTCCTTGCCGATCTCAACGCCCTTGAGCTCACCGAACTCTGAGATCTGCTTCTGAATCGACGAGATGCCGCTGCCGAAGGCCTTCAGCATGCTCGTCGCGCCCTCGAGGCCCGACTTGAGCGCCGCGGTGTTGACGGAGAGGTCGACGACCAGATCTGCCAGCGCGGCCATGTCGTTCAGCCTCTCTCAGCCTGTGGACGCGCCGGGCGTGGACTGCTCGAAGTTGATGCCGCCCTCGGGGCCGGTCTTCACCTGCAGCGTGGTCGGCGCCGGCGGGAGCTTCTTCTTCAGGAACGCGATGAGCTCGTCTTCGGGCTCAACCTCTGGCGTCGCGCGGGGCGCGCCGAGCATGAACTTCGACGGGTCGATCTGGCCGCCTCCGACCGCGGCAATCACTGAACAGAGAATGGCGTGTCGCGCATCGGCCGCGGCGAAGCCGAACGGCCGGCGCAGGTAGTGCTCCCGCCAACCATTCAGCTGCTGAACGGTGAGGAACTCCCTGAGATAGTCGGGATGGGGCCAGCCGAGGGCGAGGCAGAGCTCGTATTCGAACTCTCGCTCGGCTTCTCCGGGCTGGCCGTCTGAGGGACCGCAGCACGGAGCCGCTCGTCGATCTTCTTTACGAGGGTGATGAGCTCCTCGAGGCTGAGCACGTCGATGAGCTCGCGCACGGCGTCCTCGCCCAGCATGTCGCCGTCGAGATTCGCCAGCCCGGCCTTGAGGATGAGCGGGAACAGCTTCGACTGCGTCAGTCCGCCCTTGTCTTTCGCCTCGCCGATGGCGAGCGCGTCCGCGCTGCCGGGGACAACGACACGGACCTCGAGCTCGAGCCGCTCGAGCTTCACCACCTCGGAGCCCTTGAGACGCACCTTTCTCAAGGTCTCCTTGCTGAGAAACGACATGCTGCCTCCGTTGAGGCGCCGGCGTCAGGCCAGCGCGGAAGGGCTTACCCGGCGGGCGGGCACTTCACGGCCATGCAGGTCATCGACGTCGTGGCCGAATAGCTCAGCTGCACGCGGCCGTTCGTGTCGTTGTAGATGCCCGTGGGAAAGGGGCCCAGGATGGCGGTGTGGCCCGCGACGATGTTGTGCGCCGCGCCCGTCGGCGTCACGCCATCGACGCTGGCCTGAATCGCCGCGGTGACCGTGTGGTCCGACGCGTCGCCGTTCTTCACGATGAGAAACGTCTGCCCGTCGTTCGCGAAGTAGTCGCCGGACGCGGCCGCGGTCGCCCCCGCGGTGAAGTCGGTGGGGGTGCGGCTGGCGGTGCCGGAACCAATCTGCTGGGCCATGTGCGCTTCTCCTGGTGCTGCGCTGTGCCCGAGCTCGCCCGGGCGGGTTGGGGGATCGTTCGGTTACGCCGCGTAGCTCCAGGTCGCCTGGCCGCTGATGCGGAGCGAGATGGAGCCCTTGATGACCTGGTTCACCGCGCCGCCGAGCTCGGGGGCCTGGGTGACGATGGCGGCGAAGCTCACGGTGGTCGGCTGCACGCCCTGGCTGTCGTTCAGCACGAGCTTGAAGTTCCGCTTCGTGCCGTTGCGGAGGTCCGTGCGCAGGCCCTGCTGCTGGGCGTCGCTTCCGACGTACTGCACCTCGGCGGTGATCTCTCCGTTGTCGGGCAGGCCGGCGATGAACTCCATCGCCACGCTGTCGAAGCTCGTCGCATCGAGCTGGGGCGCCTTCTCACTGGGGCCCTTGAACGAGAGGACCTCTGCGATGGTGGTGAACGTCTCCGGGCCGCCGCCGTCGCCGCGCTGGAGCTTCACTCCCTTGGTGCTGGTCGCCTTCGTCGTCATCGTGCAGGTGCCTCCGTCGAGATGCGAGGCACGTTACGGGCGGCCGTGGACAGCTCTTCAGAGCCAGATAAGGGCGTCCATCTGCACGCGATGCAGCTCGGGCTCGTCCTCATAGAGGTCCCGGGACATCTCGCGCCAGCCGTTGAGCGTCGTCGTCACGACGGCATCGACGGCGTCCGCGAGGGTCTGCGCATCGTCATATAGCTTCGCGTAGCAGTCGATCTGCACCCGCGCGTTGCGCAGACGGTTCGTCGAGCTGCCCGTGAGCGCATTCGCCGGCACGTCGGAGATGACCTGGAACACGATGGCGGTGAAGTTCACCGGGCGAGGCCCCTGCGGCATCTTGTTCGGATAGATGCGTGTGGCCACGATGCCGCTCACCGTGGCGTCGTTGCTGAGGGCGGTGAAAACCGTGTCGCCGACGCTCATCCGCCCCTCCCACGCTTGCGCACGACGCGGTCGATGCCGGCGGCGAGCTCGGTCTTAAGGACGTCGAGCACGTTCGAGGCCTGCCCATCGAGTGCCGGCCGCAGGTAGGGGTGCGCCGGGTACTTCGACGTCCCGAGCTCGATGAAGTGCCACCGCCGCGCCGGCGGGAGCTCGCCCGTGTCGTAGCTGGCCTCGCCGATGTACAGGCCGGCGACAACCACTGCGTCGCCCTCCCGGGGCTTTTTCACCGTCAGCTTGATGGCCTCGCGGAGCGCGGCCGACCAGATGGGGACGCGGCTCTTCGCGTCCTCGAGGACGAGCTGCATTGCCTTGCGCGAGGCGCTGGCGAGCGTCTTCACGCCGATCTCCGCGCCGAGCTCGAGCAGGCGCTGCTCGAGGTCCGCCAGGCCGTCGACCTTGATCTCCGCGCTCAAGGCGACTCCTCCACGAGCTCTTCGCAGGTGACGAGCAGTTCTTCCCGCCGCCCCGTCGGGTCGATGGCGCTCTTGATGTTGTAGACCCGCAGGTGCAGGTCGACCGCCCGCATCTCGGGCAGCACGCCATCGAGCCATCGCAGCTTGAAGCTGGTGGGCACGCGTGCGTTTCGCTCGGCGGCGGCGAAGATCTCCTTGCCGGGCATGCGCAGCACCTCAGCGCGCACCACCGCGAACACGGTCCACTGGAGAAGCGGCTCGCCCGACGGCCCCTGCTGTGTCGAACGCTTCTGCAGCGTCAGCTGCTCGCGCATCGCTCCGGGGTTGATGCCCTGGCCGGTGGTCGGCTTCACGGGCTCACCCCACTTCGTTCAGGCGGTAGGGGTTCATCAGCGCGTCGATGGAGAACTGCACCGCGGTGATGACGCCGGCGACCTCGGGCGTGCGGTGCTCGTACATCTGCGAGATGAGGAGCAACATCGCCTGAATCAGCGGCATCGGCACATCGGCCGCCGTCGCCCAGCCGACCTGGTACTGAATCCGCACGGCGTCCCACTGGTCGCGCGTCTGGGGCCAGACCTGCTGATACGCGAGCTGGAGCCGGGCCGGCTTGTGCACGTCGTCGACCGTGTAGATGCTGGGGTCGAGCGTCTGCTGCACGCCGTTGTTGTCGATGTACTTCACCGCGTCGGACGCGAGCGCGGCGGCGAGCTGCCCGCGCTCGAGCTCAATGAAAGGCCGAAAGCGCTGAGAGCGGTCGCCGTTGAACCACATGTACCCGGCGGGCAGCAGGAACAGGTGCCGCCGCGAGCGCTCGCCGAGCTCGAAGCGGTCAGCCCCGCCGAAGCTCGGCAGCACGAGCTCCCACGTCTGCAGGAGAACGCCGCGCCAGCACACCTCTTCGACATACTGCCGGGCGGCGGTGATGAGCGCGTTGATGTAGGTGTCGTCGAGGGCGTTGTCGACGCGCAGGTGAGCTTTCGCCTGCGCGAGCGTGATGGGCTCGCCGTCGGGCGGCGTGATGAGGTGCGCGGGCACCGGCGAGCTCTCCCTTGACGATTACGGCGTCGACGTCGGCATGAAGCGCGGCAGGCCGAGGATGGCGCTCCCGCAGAAGTAGCCACCGGTCGTCGCGGCCGCCTGGGTGGCCTTGATGCGGTAGTAGCGCTTGCCCACCTTCGCGAGGTTCACGCCGACGCGCTTCACCGTGCTGTCGTCGGTGATGGCGAACGACGGGCCCGCGGTGACGCCGATGAGGCCGGTCGCCGAGATGTCGGCCTCGTCGGACATGTCCGAGGCGTTGCCGGCGTAGACCGCCGAGGTCCACGTGCCGTCGGTGAGCACGCCCGCCTGCAGGGCGAACTCGAGGGCCTCATAGCCCTGCGTGTCGATGATGGCACCCGTCTTCGTGCCGTTCGAGTTGTAGATGGCGGCCGGGTCGATCGCCGGCTGCACCACGATTTCGCTGTGAAGATCGGTTCTCATGTTCTGGTTCCTTCTGCTGCTGTTGGGAAAGGGTTGAGAGGAAAGGGGCGAAGAGGCCCGGCCGGCTCAGCGCCGGGCCTCGATTCGGGGGTGGCTTAGGTGCGCGTGCTGTTCAGCGTGATGATCGGCGACAGCGTGTTGCTGCCGTTCTGCCGGCTGATGGCGCTCTTCCAGTACGGCTGGCCGCCCACGCGCATGATGAAGCGGAACGCGAGGTGGTCGCTGTCGAAGTACAGGTGCATCGACACGTCGGCGCGCATCTGCTCCGTCTGCAGCACGATGAGGTACTGCGTCGGGTCGAAGAAGATGATGTCTCCCTCGGTGCCCAGCGCGCTGCAGGCCTCGAGCGGCAGCACCGGCCGGCCCATCAGCATGCCGTACGGCGAGGCGGAAAGGCCGCCAGGCGGCAGGTACGCCGGGAACGTGGCGCCCGGCGCGATCATCGACTGGAGCTGGGGCTCGACGTCCTGGTTGATCAGCCAGATGTAGTTCTGCGTGTTCCGGCCGTACCGGCGCGAGTACATCTTCACGATGTTCTCGTAGATGACCGTGCCGGCGCCCTGGCCCGACTTCGCGGCCGCGATCACCTTGCAGCTCGCGTTCAGCAGACCCATCGGTTGACCGACGCCGCTGCCGGATACCAACGCGGTGTTCAGCGCCGAGGTGAACTTCTCGGGCACCTTCGACTCGAGCCACCGCGTCATCGCCGAGACGTCCTTCACGAGCTCGTCGGTGAGCGCAACGAACGCGACGAGCTTGTTCAGCTTCGTCTCGAGCGCACCGAGGCTGGGCTTCGTGGGCGTCGCGGCCGCGCCTTCACCGAGCCACTGAGTCGTCACGCCCGTCGAGGTGTCCCAGGGCGAGACCGTGTCGAGCGGGAGGCTGAGCGAGTTGCTCTGGGTGATCTGCTGGTCGCAGCGGCTCAGGAGCGACTCCTCGCCCATCACCTGTTTGACGATGTCCTCGCGGAAGTCCGGCGGGACCGCGAAGCCGCCGTCCTGGTTCTGGCCCTCGGAGCCGTACGTCGACGGCGCGTTCAGGATGCGCGCGTCCGGCTTGCCGTGCCTGGTGGCCATCGCCGCCATGGCGAACTCGCCCATGCTGCGGAAGCCCCACTTGCCCTTCGTGAGGCCCGCGGGCATGCCGCCCTCGAAGCGCCGGCGCTGCGGCTTCACGTAGCGCGGGGGCTCGTCACCGCCTTCATCGTCAGCGGCCTCGGGGCCGTCGATGGGCTGGGTGACGCGCGGCTGCGGCACGCGCAGCTTCGACTGCATCTCGGCGTTCGCCTCGCGGGCCGCGATGAGCTTCTCCGTCTCCTTGAAGGCCGCCTGGATCTTCGCGACGTCCTCGAGCTCCTCAGCCGTCATGTCGCGGTGCTCCGCGTCGGCCTGGTTCTCGATGACCTTCGCCTGGTCGGCGAGGTCCTGCAGGCGGTTGTGCAGCTCGTCGAGCGGCACGCCGCTCTGCTTCGGGGTCTTCTTCTTGTCGGTGCTCATCGTGTTCTCTCGGGTGTGCAGCGGGGTGGGCGCGCGCTACCGGCTGGCCGGCTCGCGCTTCTTTCCGGGCTGGCCCGGGTGATTCGTTCGATGCATCTGGGCGCGGGCGGCCATCAGCTCCGCCGGCGAAAGGCTCTTGATGCGCTGCTGCGTCACCGCAGCGGCGATGGTGAGCGGCGAGCGGGGGCGGTTCATCGTCTCGGACGACTCCTCGCCATCGTTCTCGTCGTCGTCCTCGTCGTCACCCGCGAGCTCGTCGCTGAAGCCCTTCTCGAGCGACTGCTGCGCGTTCATCCACGTCTCGGCGAGCATCAGCTCGCGCATCTCCTGCGGCGTGCCGCCGGTCTGCTTCGCGTAGACGTCCGCGATGCTCTGGCTCTCGAGGTCGAGGATGTCCGCGTACGCGCGCATGTCCGCGGCGTTGCCCATCGCCCCCGACCAGGCCTCATGCACCATCCAGGTCGCGACCGGGCTGCTGACGATGCGGTCGCCGGCCATCGCGACGAGCGTCGCCGCGCTCGCCGCCAGGCCGTCGATGTGCACGACCTTCTCGGCGTCAAAGCGCTGCAGCTGGCTGTAGATGCTCTTCGCCTCAAAGACGTCGCCGCCCTCGGAGTTGATGAAGACGTTGAGCGTCTTCACGCCCTTCATCTCCGCGAGCGCGTCCTTGACCTTGTTCGCCGTGACGCCGCCGTTCTCGGCGAAGCAGTCGAAGCCGATGGTCTCATAGACGTAGAGCTCGCCGGTGTCGGTGCCCTCCGCCACGTTGAAGATGGGCGGCCGCTTCTCGGCCTTCTGGACGACCGCGAGCGCGTACGCGCCCCGCGGCGTACCGCTGAAGACGGCGCGTGCGGCCCGGAACTCGTTCGCCAGCATGCCAGCCCTGATGAGCGCTCTGTTCACGCCCAGCAGCGTCACCCGGGCTGTGGACAAGTCTCCGGCAGGGCCTTGAGCACGGCGTCGACGGCTGGTGTGCCATCGGCGACGAGCTCGGCAGCGCGCTCCAGATCGTCAGGCCCCAGGTCGCGACCGAGCACCAGCGTCGTGAAAGGCGCGGCGCTGGCGGCCTCGGCGCGCAACCGTCCCCAGAGCCGCGTGCGCTCTTCGGCGATGGCAGCTTCTACCTCTGCCTTCGGCTTGCCACTCAATGAGGTGCGGCGATTCTCGAGCCGCCGGGTGAAGCGCTCGAGCGCTCCGCCGAGAATGACGGTGAGCGCCGCGCGCGCGACGGTGCGCGCCTCGGGGCCGTCGCTCTTCGCCTCGGAATCGTCGCTCGACTCCTCGGGAGCGGGGGTCTTCTTGCCCGGCGGAAGGCCCGGCGGGCTGCCCGGCGCGCCCGGGAATGGCGGGGGCTTCGGCGGTTCCGGCGGCTCGAGCACGTCCTCGATGGGCTTGAGCGTGCCGTTCACCAGGTACACGTCGCCGTCGGAGCCGATCTCGTCGTAGCCCTCTTCGGCCCGAATCTCGTTCGTGTTGAGCCAGCCGTTCTGCCGGCCGCTTGCGTAGTAGGCGGCGCGCGACGCCGCGTCGCCCTTCACAAGCTCGCGGGTATCGATGGCGGTGACCCTGTACGGCGCCCGGTCTCGTCGGACCAGCTTGCGTGAGGCCTCCTGCTCGAGCCGCCGGCACCACGGTCGCAGGCAGCCGCGGACGAACTCGATGTCCTGCTGCTCGATATTGCTGAACGTCGCGCGGAGCAGGTGCCCAATCTTGTGCGGCGGCACGCGGAACCAGCGGGCGATGTCCTCGACGCTGTACTGGCGGCTCTCGGTCAGCTGCGACTTCTCGGGCTCGAGGCCGGTGGCCTGCCAGTCCATGTCCTCTTCGAGGATGAGCGGCTTGTGCGCGTTCTCGGGCCCTTTCTTCTTCTCGGCCCACTGGTCCTTCAGGCGGTCCTGGGCGTCCTTCGAGAGCTTGCCCTTGTGCTTCAGCACGCCGCTCGGTGAGGCGCCCTGGCCGAAGAAGCTCGCCGCGTAACGGTCCTGCGCGGCCGCCACCGAGATGCTCTTCGCCGCGCGCGCCACGACGTTCTCGCCGAGCAACCCGTAGAGCCCGGGCCCGCGGAGGTGGAAGACCTTGCTCGCGGGCAGGTCGACGTACTCGCCGTCCAGCTGCCGGTAGCGGTAGACGAGGTTCCACTTCTCATCGCGCATGGGCTGCATGCGGTTCGTGATGAGCGGCCAGAGCTGGGCGACGCGGCCGCCGCCGTCGCGGACGATTTCCGCGTAGCTGTTGCCCCACGCGATGCCCTGGAAGAGCATCGACTCGCGGAACCCCATCGCGGTCATCTCGGGGTTCGGCTCGACGTTGAGAATGTCGGCCAGCGGGTCGTCGTAGAGCAGGGTCTTCTTGTGCGGGCCCTGCGGCTGGTAGACGTTCCACGGACAGCTCGCGATGTGACTGGCGATCGCGTCGATGCAGGCCCAGACCGCGGCCACCGACAGCATCTCGTCGGGCGTGAGGTTGAGCCCGGAGACCGGGTAGGGCAGAGCGTACCGAATCTCCCGGCGCGGGTCATCGCCGCGCCGGAAGAGGTTCAGGAACGACGCGAACAGGCCCTTGATCACCGGTCAGCGGCCCGCGGTTACTTCTTCGAGGTGTCGGCGCCGGCGGGGGTCGCGCTGCCGGTGGATGGAGCCACTGCGGCCGCCGGAGTCTTCACCGCCGCCTCGAGCGCGGCCAGGCGCGCATTGAAGTCGGCCGTGGCCTTCTTCAGGCCTTCGCCGATGACCTTCAGGTCCAGCTCGGCGCGCTGAATGACCTCGTCGGTGATGCGCTTCTCGAGGTCATCCGCGAGGACGCCGCCGAGCTGGTCGACGACGGCCTCGGCCGTCTCGACCGCTTCCTTGATGAGCGCCGGGCTGGGGTGTTTGACCCCGGTCTCGATCTGCTTCGTGATGATGGCTGCTGCGAAGTGCGCGACCAGCTGGAGCTTTTCCATGCGGCGACGCTACGCGCGGACGTGGACGCTACAACTGCAGGAAGCCGCGCCCCTCATAGATGCTCACGGTCGAAGGCGCGAGCATCGCGCGATTCAGCGCGGTGAGCGTCGCGACCACCGGGTCGATCTTGTTCTCGGGCCGTTCCTTGCGCGGGTAGATGTTGTCCTTCGCGTCGCGGTGGCAGATGACGTTCGACACCGCCCAGCGGAGCACGGGGTCGCCCGTATGGTGCAGCCGCTTCGTGAGCGTCAGCGCCTCGAGCTCCTTCATCGGCGCGGAGAAGTTCTGCACGTTCGGCGCGAGCTCGACCATCGTCGCGCCCTCGCCCTGCAGCTCGTTCGAGAGCTGGAGCGCCTGCCACGGGTCGTACGCGACCTCCTGCACCTGGTGCTGCACGCGGTCAGCCCGCAGGTCGACCTTGATCGCCTCGAAGTCGAGCACGTCGCCCGGCGTCGTTCGAATGCGGCCCTCTTTCGCCCAGCCGGGATACTGCGCGTTCTTGCTCCGCTCGACGGCGCCCTCGGGGAGGTAGTTCTGCACGAACAGGTAGTAGTGCCGCTCGTGCTGCACCGGCTCGCTGCCGGGGATCGGCAGGTCGCGGAAGAAGAGCTTCGCCTTCGAGGCGAGGTCGACTTTGCTGGCCAAATCGAGCCCCAGCACGCACTTTTGGCCGGCGAAGTCCGACTCCTTCAGCGTCGGGTCGGCGCACGCGTCCCACGCGCTCATCTGCATCCACGCGACGTCGGCGTTGCACCAGACGTTCAGGTGCTTCGTCTTGAAGTTGTTTTCCTTCGACGCGGTCTGCATCGCCTCGGTCGCGTCCATGCGGAACAGGTCGACGTCGATGGACGCGTGCCAGTTGGGGTTCGCCTTCACCCAGCTCGACTCCGCCTTCCAGTCGTCGCCCTCGTCGATGGTGTAGATGATGCCGAAGAGCTGCTCGTTCGGCGCGCCGTCAAGCATCTTCACCACGCCGCCGCGGATCTCGTAGCAGATGCCCGACATGTCGACGCCGGCGGTGGTGATGGCCCAGACGAGCGACTGCGTGCGCTTCGCCGCGCCCATGATGACCACGTCCCAGGTCTCGCGCGTCGGGTGGGCATGGAGCTCGTCGACGAGGGCGAAGTGGATGTTCTTGCCCTCCTGGTTCTTCGCCTCGCGCGAGAGCGCCTTGAAGGTGCTGTTCGTCCCGGGCTGGAAGATGGCGTGCGTGGTGCGCTTGAGCCCCAGCTTCTTCGCCAGTGCCGGCCGGGCGACGAGCATCGCGTCGGCGTCGCCGCGGGTGATGTTCGCCTGGTCGGTCGTCGTGGCCGCGCTGTAGACGTCGGCGCCGCCCTCACCGTCGGCGGCGAGCCCGAGCAGGCCCTCGCCCGAGAGCAGAAAGCTCTTCCCGTTGCCGCGCGGGACCTCGATGTACGCGCGCCGGAAGCGCCGGCAGCCGTTCGAGCGGCGCTTCCACCCATGCACCGTCGTCACGATGAAGCACTGCCAGAGCTCGAGCTTGAGCAGCTCGCCTCGCTTCGGGCCCTTCACGTGCGGCAGCTGCTCGAGGAACCGGCACGCGCGGCCGGCGGCGGCCTCGTCGAAGTAGTAGGGGAACTCAGGGTCGTTCGAGCTCGCGCGGGCGAGGTCCTTCATCTGCCGCGCGCAGGCCTGGCGCACGAACTTGCACGCGGGCAGCTCGCCAGCGAGCACCTTGAGGCAGTAGTCGCGCGCCTTCGCGACGTGGGGGTCCATTGGGGGCGCCGCGGCGGCCGCCTGGGTCTTCTTGCGCGTCACCCGGCACCCACCGCGAACTCGTCGAGCGGATCGGCCGCGCCGTCCTCCCCGATGCGCGAGACGCGCTCGCGGTCGGCCGGCGTCAGGCCGAAGTGCGCGAGCTCGCGCCCGAGCAGCGTCTTGTAGGTGGCGATGATCTCGACCTGCGGCCGCTTCCGGTACGACGTCCCGGTCTCAGTGACGACCTCGTAGGTGAGATCGCCGTACTCCTCGAGCTCGTCGCGCGCGCGGTCGATCATCGCGAGGCTCACCGCCATCTGCCGGAACGCGACGACGTCGGCCGGCGCGGCGACCTTCAGCGGGTCGACCACCTTTGCGAGCGTCGACCAGGCGCGGCGCTCGAGCGCGGTGAGGTCTTTCGGCGCCGGTGGCAGCCGCGCGGCCTCGATCTGCGGCGCGCGCGCGTTCGCGCGGTCGCTCCGGTCGGTCCCTTCGAGCTTCTTCAGCGCGCGCGGCTTGCGCGGTCGTCCCGCCGGCATGCCACGAGATTCACGCGGCGCGTGGACGCTACTCCTTCCACCGCCCCGAGGCCGTGAGCGCGATGTGCCCACGACCAGAATGCCGGTAGCGCCGAATCATGTCGCCCCGATCTAGGTCGTCGATGATGTCCTTGTTCATCATGAGCGTGGTCTCCGCCTGGTCAAGATCGTCGAGCTCGATCTCGAGCGTCTGGCCATCGCTCAACTTCAGCCGCACCTCGACGGAAACGGCGCGCACCTTGTTGTCGGTCGTCATTTCTGCATCCTCGGGGTTTGCCCCCTGAATTTCGACATCGAAAGAATTTGGC